AACAATCCAGCTATTGCAGCTGCAGGTAATATTGCGGCCAACGCTCCAACGGCAAAAATAGCAACAAATGCGGCCGCAAGAACTTTTACAATCGTGCCTAGAAATCCAGCAATGCCACCACCACCATCTTCTCCTCCTCCCGAATCTTCAGCTGTTGCTTCACCTGTTACTTGTATGGGAGACCCACCTTCTAGTGAAGCTTCTTTATCGTCTTGTTGTTTAAAATAGGAGTCACCAGCTGCGTCTTTGCTTTGTTCTCCTTTCTCTCTTTCAAAACTTAGAAGAGATGAAATGGCATTACGAATGGTTAACACATCATTAGCAATATTTGGTGTTAGTCCTTCTTCTACTTCAGAACCTGCGGTTGGAGACTTAGGATTTAATTTTGATGCAGGTGAAGAATCGCCGGGTTTCTTAACAATTCGTCCTCTCATATAGGCCGAGAGAAAATCATCGCCATCAAAAAAGTCATTATAAGCCTTTTTAGCCATAGTTTTAGGATTAAGACTTTTTTTAACACTCTCTATGTTAGACTTTATACCGCCAGAAATAGATTCTTTAATACCTCCACCTTGTTCAAGTCGAGATTTAATTCCACCAGAAAGCTTCTGTTTCGACAAAGTAGCTTTCATATCTTTGAAACTAGAATATCCAAGAGACTTAGCAAGTGCTTCATCGTTTTGTTTTCTTCGTTCTAAAAATTCTGAATTTTCCATTTTATCCTTTACTTTTGACTTCTTCTCTGCATTTGTTGTAATTGTAATCTTTCTTTTTCCTCATCTAAAAACTTGATGAGCATATTAACATAGATGGTTCTTTCCCAAGGTATCATATTTTCAAGCTCACTTAGACTATATTTGTGATGTTGCATTAACGCAAAATTCGTCTGATAGTAATTACCTAGGGTATCATAACGAAATATTAGACGAAAAAACTTTGTATTCCTTTTATTGCGATATCCTCTTTATATTTACATTTAGGACATTCAAAAGATACATCTTTTTTCACCTCAGGCACAGTATCAAAAAACTCTTTAAATTTAGCTAAATCTTTTTGTTGAAGGCCATCAATAAATTCTGACATCTCTTCTCTAGTTGTATCTTTAGCATAATACATTTGGTCTTTATCATAAATATATTCAACACAATCAACCAATACATTAGACATAACTTCAGATTCACCAAGACTTTCATATTTTTCAATCATTTCAAATGTTGGATATTTTAAAACCATTCCAAGATTTTCATTAATTTGTAATTTGTCTGTATGGTCTGGATTAATATGAGGTTCAATCTCTAATAGATTAACATCAATTTCGACCACTCCTATACATTTTGTATCTTCGCCTTCTTCATTCTTGACAGTATTATTACATTTATAACTTAAATGAACAACTTCTTCAACCGACCTTGCTCTTAGATGTATGAATAACCATTCTAAGTCAAATGTTGGTAAAGCATCTATATCTAATTCATCAATGATACAGTTTTTTAATACCTGTCTAATTACATTAATAGTTTCTTTAGGGTCATCTGATTCAGACGCCATTAAGAATAACTTTTGTTCTTTCACAAGAAACGGTCTAAATCTCACCGGTTTTCCTGTTGATATCAAATTCACCTCATAAGTAGGCACATCTAACTTTGGTAACATAATAACCTCGCTTTAATAAATATTTTAAATTGTTGCAAATGGTAATAATCTAGTAGCAGCAGAACCAAATAATGATGCAGCTGCTTGGCCTAAATCATAACCACCATCATAGACTACTCTATATTTTTGATATGCAAATTGCACAGATAATCGATGGAAATTATCATCTGACCAGTTGACTGTTTGTGGTGCAATTCCAACTGGAAAAGCATCTAACAATTCAACTGCATAGACTCGTTTAATAAACTCATCATATTGTATAACTTTTATATTACACATATAACGAGAGTTTTCTCCTTTAGGAAATCTACTGTTGTTTGTATCTGACGGATGAATTGATTCCATCCACTTATCAAACAATTTTCTTTCATAGAAATCATTCGTACATAAAAATGTTAAATTCATATCACCATACATAGATTGATATGGAACTTTAAATGTTGGACCATAAATCTTAACATCAGCAGTAGCAAGTGTTCTGCCAGGCAATTCAGCCGCCTCACATTGTAATGCTAAGTATCTAGAAACAGCAGTGTTACCCGACTTTGAGAATCCATCTGCAGGTGCTTGACCTAAAGCACTATTGATTGCTCCTGATACATCACTAAACACCGAATTAGGAAAATTCAATATCTTTTCAATAATTGAATTGCCTATATGATTAGCAACAGTTGGCGGAATAGGTAAGACAACTTCGAATCGATTTGGTTTTGCTAAACCGTCTTTACCGTGAATATTTGATATAAACATGTTAGGTGAGAATGACATTAAAATTTGTTCCTTGAATCGTTATAAACTTGGCTCATTGAAGCACCTTTAAAGTCTTCAACTGGTAGTAATGCAGCTATATCCCACTCGTCAGCATTAATTTGTAAGAACCTTGATTTTACATGGTTAAATAAGTATCTTTTGATACATGGTGTTGCTTCAAATGCTTTTGAGGCACTTTTTAAAAAATTGTAACTTACTCTAAATTTGGTTTTCTCATCATACTTGTTATTGCTTAGTGTTTCACTTAACTTATCTAATAAAATAACTCTATTCTTTGGATGGATATAATGCAAATTCAATCCTAAAAAACCATCTTTATATTCTTCGACTGGAATGACCAAAGGAAATCTATCATAATATTGTAGTTTCTCTTTAGTTTTAGGGTCATAATAATAAAAATACATTTTACCAATAATAGTAGAATCTTTTAAACTATCTTTATCTTGCATTAAAGTATTAGCATCGACAGACAAGTTTTGTATCTTGGCTTTTAACCAATCACGAGCTGTAGCTGTTCGAGGTTCTATTCCCTCTTTTGCTAATGATTCTCTAATTCTATCTAATAAGTAAGGCATTATCTATTTATATCAAATGCCTAAGTCTTTTTCGGTTACTAGCATAAATTGCCAACCATGTTCACGACAGAACAAGTCTGCAGCTCTCCATTTTTCTTGATTTACAGCATATGTAATTGATTCAGATATGAATGTTTTAGTTTTTCTTTTTTGAGTAGGTGCTTTTGTTTGCTTTTCAGGCTTAACTTCTAATACTAGAGTCTTTTGTTTACCATTTTTCTGTAACATACGACAAACAAAGTCAGGGAAATAACGATGAGATTTTTGGTCAACAGGTGACCGATATGGTACGACTAGTTCTTCACTAGACCACCACACACAGTTCTTCTCATTATCTAAGTAATTCATAACACGGCGTTCCCAACTAGAGCGATAAATAATGTTAGTAGGGTCACCTCTATATTTACTTGGATTTTTAGCGGTAAATTTTCCAGAATAAGGCATAAATACTACTTATGCTAGTTATAACTATAAACGGATAAAAATATGTCACTTTTTGGCTTTGGTAATATCAAATTTGAACCAGATGGTAGAGAGGCTACCTTTGGACCTTTAGCTGCTTTAGAAGAAGATGAAGAATTTAAAAGGCAGAATTTTAGATATCCAATAGATGTTGGTGCTTTTGATAAAGGTCATTACATGATATTTTATATTCGTGAACAATCAAAAACAGGCATAGCGGGTGCAGCAGATAAAGATGCAAAAATTCCAGGTTTATATGCAGGTGGTACATCAAAAGGATTTCAGGCACAACAAAATCTAAGCACTGGAAGTGAAATAGGCTCAGCAATATCAAGTGGCACCAATCAAATAAAATCAGCGACTGGAAACTTAGGTTCTAGTTTTACTAATCAGATATCTTCTTTCACAGGTGCCGGCGGAAAACTTGGCGGATTTGATACTGGTTCAATGTCAATGTTCAGTAGTTTTGGTGAAAAAGTCAAAGGCGGAATAGGTAACATATTTGGTGAAACTAATGTTCTTAAAGCATCTCAAACATCAACAAGTAAAACTATTGATGAAAGTATTAAAAATATATCAGATAGTCGATTTATAAAAACAACAACTCGTACAAAAGAATCTATTGCATTATACATGCCTGATACTTTAATGTATAATCACACTCAAACATATAGTTCGATTTCTCTAGGTAAAGGTCCGATTGGAGCAATGTTTGCGGCTGGTCGTTCTGCTGTTGAAGAATTTAAAAAAAGTGGTCAACCTGGAACAGTTGATGGTGTATTGGCAGCTGCCAAAGGGTCCGTAGGTAAAGATGTTGTAAATAATTTAAAAAATTCAGCATCTGTTGCAGGTCTAACATCTTTAGGAAATCAAGCAAGTGCTGGCATGGGTACAGGATTATCATTGGGTATTCTAGGACAAATACAAAATCCAATGTTAGAAATGGCATATTCTTCTCCTAACTTCAGAAAATTTCAATTTGATTTCTTCTTTTATCCTAGAGATGAATCAGAAGCATTGGAAGTTCAAAATATATTAGATAGATTTAAATATCATCAAGCGCCGGAAATGGGCGGTTTTAGAGCAGGTGGTGAGAACAGAAATCAAGGTGCAACAATGAGACCACCATCAGAATTTGATATTAAGTTTTATTATGGTGCAGCTGAAAATCCAAATATTCCAGAACTTGCTACAGGATGTGTATTAGAAACTATTGATGTAAATTATGCACCTAACGGAGCTCAATTTTACGAAGTGCCTGGTGAGAATATTGCACATCGTGGTCGTACAGGTATGCCAGTTGGTGTTCAACTAACATTAAACTTTAGTGAAACAAGTATTCTTACTAAAAATGATTTAAGAAATCCTGCGACTGGAGGAACCAAATAATGTCAAGATATTTTAATTATTTTCCTACAACTCCATATATTGCTAATACTGAAACCGAAGGCGTTGAATCTGTTACTAATATAACTGCTAGATTTTCTTTTGAAAAGAAACTAAAAGAAAATGAGAATGCTTTCTACAAATACACTATAAAAGATAGTGACACGCCTGAAATTATTGCACACAAATATTATGGTCATTCTGAAAGACATTGGATTGTATTAAATTTTAATGACATCATAGACCCACAGTATGATTGGCCGTTACAAACAGACCAATTGATTAGTTATATTGGTGACAAGTATACAGCTCAAGGTGCAGCTAACACAACTGTTCAATCTGGAATACAATGGGCTCGAGATGTGAATAACACTCAAGCTTATTATAAAGTTATTACAAGAACTAATCAATCAG